TGATAGCTCTATCCTCGCCGTACTCTGCCAACACAAGAAAACTACCTTTCGTGCCCTTGGCTTTGCCTTTTACGCCCAAAGAGGCCGCAATAGTATTCTTCCCACTCACGCTCGATAGAGCGAATTTGCCGGTGGTGGCGCTGTGAGCGAATTTGCCGGTGGTGGCGCTGTGAGCGAATTTGCCGGTGGTGGCGCTGTTAGCGGAGCAGCCGGTGGTGGCGCTGTGAGCGGATTCGCCGGTGGTGGCGCTGTGAGCGTAGTTGCCGGTGGTGGCGCTGTGAGCGAATTTGCCGGTGGTGGCGCTGTTAGCGGAGCAGCCGGGGGGGGATTTCTCTGTTTCGCTAAAGACGAATTTTACCGCCTCCCCAATGAGAGACCTAAGATCAAATTCAGCGCCGATAGTGATTGACATTGCTACGCGCTTGGAATCCTCTTTGGTGGTTTCATCGCTTACATCTGCGGCGTCGATTTTCGTATAGCGGCTATTTGCTGGACTATAATATGAAAACACATCGAGCGGGTTGCAGCAGAAGTGGAACCCTTTGAAACAAAGTGAGGCTGTTGGTTCAGTATAGGTTTTGCCGATCTCGTACTGAAACAACTTGCCGTTCGATGTGCATTGAAGTTGCTTGTTAAATCCCTTGAATCCCTTCATGGTCGCTGCTCCTTCTTCGCTTCCTGTTTGGCCTTCCGAAACGCCCGCCAGCGCCTACGCTGAGCCTTGGCGATCCTCTCGCGCCCCTTGTCTGTCAGAGCGTAAATCCGCTTTGGTACTGCCTTTTTCTGTCCCATGTGTTGAAGTTACTCCGCTGTAAGATTGTTGTCAAGGGTAAGATTGAAGTAAGTTGTGGATAACTTCATTCTAGTAGGGCCGATCCGGTTATTTGAATGCCCAATGAGCGAGTTTGGGAATGAGCGCATACCACTCTTCCGGCGTTCGCTGTGATGGATTGTCGTAAGGGCTGTTGTATACAGGCATAGTTGCGCCCCACTTGCGACCTCGCCGAACGATTTCTTTGCAGGTCACAGGCTGTTGAGTGATCGCCTTGCGCCATCCTTTCGGCGGCGGGAAGGGCTCAGGGGAGAAAAACCGCTTTGGAGTCCACATTATTTTGTCTCCTTGAGGGTAATTCTTGGAATTCCTACTCGCCATCGAAGATGTACTCAGTGAAATTCCAAGCTCTTCCCTATTAGGGTTTTCACATCGTCAGGGCGCAATACGGCCTACGGGAGAGTGAAAACTGCTAACCGTGATTACCCGCGCGGGCTGGAAGTTGGAACATCCGGTAGACCGCGTTCGGAAGGTGATTTGCCTGACTGTCCCATACTCGCTTGAGGCCTTAATCTGGAGAGAGGCTTGAAACGGAGGAGTGATTGACTTGCCGGATTGACTCTGCTCTACGCCTACGCTCCGGCCACCAGCCGTCACGTCTGTTAACGCGCCAGCTAGGGTTTCAATCCTGCGTACTGTCCACCCGACACACCGAAGGTTTCAGCATCCAAGCTCCAAGACATACCCATTTCTGGATTTAGGCCCTGGTCGAACATAACGACGCTATGGGAATGCAGGATCATCTAACCGCGCCGCCTCGCTTTCGCGGGGAATGCCCAGGCGCAGGAAAGCGGAAGCCTTGACGTGGTGCAACGAATTGTCGAGGAATCAAGCATCTTCACCTTGGCAATTCCATCCTTGCATAAAGTTCTGAAATTTGCAATAATCAATTTGCGGGGTAGACTGCTCACCTATCCTTTCATGTTCACCTTGGCAGGAAAAACATGAAGTCCATCCCCGCTTCCTCCTTTTTGAAAGCAGATTGGCCCTTTCCTCCCGGATTGGGCCTTTCTGTTTTACCGGACAAGCGCGGCGAGTGCGGCCAGCTTTACCCGGTCCACACCGACAAACTCATCTTCGCTTGCTAGTTCCTCAGCCGTCACTCCTGCCAAAAGCGCCTTTACCGCCTTCAGAACCGTTTTGATTTCCAGAGCGCCTTTGCTTTCGGCCTTGGGACGGGCGACCGGCTTCACCTTGGACGGCTTGGCGGTGCCGGGGATGGTGGCCCGGGGCGGCTCAGGCGCATCGGGTTGGGCCGCAATGGCCTCTTGCAGGGCTTCGGTCGCCTTGTCAGGTCCATGCTCCTTGACAGCGTGCAGGACAGCCCCAGGCGTGACCGTTCCGGCGGAGAGCATGGCCTTGGCATCGAGAGAGACATTGCTCAGGGCAATAGCGTCAGTCACGTATCTCTTGGACTTGCAGATTGAGGCGGCGATCTTGTCGATGCCCCAGCCAAACCGGGTCAGACGGCGGCAACCTTCGCCGATTTCCCACTGAGTGAGTGGATGGCCGGCGTTGCTCGAAAGCGATGCTGCGGTAAGCTGGGCCTCGTCGCCTTCGGTGCGAATCTGCGGAACGTAGATTTCGTGGTGTTCGTCCCACAATTCACGAGCCGCGGTAAGGCGGCATTGCCCATCCACGAGTGTCTTTACTCCGGTCTTTCGGTCGTAGCGCACACTGATAGGCTTCGTAGGATCGTAGCCGTTGGTGAGCATGGACAGCTTGAGAGTAGCGATATGTTCGCGGGTCTCTGCGCTGTTCATGTCGCGTACATTCCATCCGTCCACGATCACGATTTCCCGCGGGTCGTTGGCGGTTGTCTCTGGACGATACGGCTTGTCTACTTCGCCGCGTCCGAATCTCTCTCCAGGTGTTGCCATGTCAGTTTCCTTTCGGGTTGATGATGCGTGCAACGTCTGGCTGGTTTATCCGCCAGAACTTCAGGCCCAGCCGATGCGCCTTGAGATGGCCGGTGAGAATCCAGCGCAGGATGGTTGAGGGGGAGAAGCCGGTGATCGTTGCCACTTCCGTTATGCTGTATTCATCTTTGGTTGGAATTCCGCTTTTCATATTTCCTCGTTCAAAAAAGGTGCAACATTGCACCAAGTGGTTTGAGAACCTGTTAAATCGTCCATGCCCGTTTCCCTGTCTATCCCTATATCGGGGCCGTGCAGGGCCAAAAGCGGGGCAGTACGGCTACCTGTCGAAGCACCCGGCGCACTTGCACGCGCCGAAGATGATGAGAGCGATTACGATTGCGGCGGCGACTTGGCCCCAGGGTACGTCCTGCCACCAGTGATGCTCAAGTTCCACAGTTGCGAGTGAGTAGTCTTTGCTCGGCATCTCGTGGGAGTGGTCGTACATCGGGTCGGTTCGGTTGGTCCAGGAGCCGTTGCGGAGTGTCATCGGGAGCCTTCGATCTCGCGGATGAGTAGCCGCGCTTGCGTAGAAGTTTCGCCCATATCCATAGAGCAGTGGAGATCCAGAACCGCTTTCAGCGCCTTTAGTAGCGCATCTTCCCTGGCGCGGGCCTTGGCATAGGGCGTAACGGCATCGTTAGGGTCGAGTTTCTCAATCACAGCACACCTTTCTTTCCCCGGCACAGGCCGGATGCGTAGACAACGATCACGACAGCCACGGCCAACATGGTGGGCGCGGACAGGACTAGTAGAGCAGTCATTTCGCCTCACTTTTGGTACGGGTTGGGGGCCAGCTTCGCCGCGTTGGCGAGGGCGAGTAGGGCGTTCTCGAGAGATGGTTGCGCTTTGTTAGGACCGCACTTATCTAGATAGTCAGCAAGGTGTCCCAGGCAAGGTTTAAGCGCTTTTACCAGTGCCTCGTGTGAGGCTTGCAGGGCGTTAAATTCGCCGGGCATATGATTAAGGCAAATCCACTTTCCGCCAATCACTTGTCCAGTAGATGCACAACCTTCTTTGTGATAAGAGCAGCTCACAGTTCCCCTTTTCTGCGCTCAGCCTTGCGGCGTTCCTGCCCGAGCCAGCGCGTATCACGAATGATGTTTGTTATCTTCCAGAAACCTACGCCCAGCAGAAAGCCAAGCGCCAGACACGCCACGTATGGCGCTACCACGATAGCCTCCACGAATCGATCCAGAGGGCCAGCCGGTGCCCATAGATCATCAGAAATACGAAAGCGGCGATGATGATTTCGAGCAATAGACCATTGATTGCGCCCCGAAAGAATTGCGGATCAGGCATTGGCGCGTTCTGCCGTTTGCGCTCGGCGTCAATGTCCAGTCTCAGACCGTCAAGCTGCGGGTCATGCTGTTCGCAGATGGCCTGCCAGTCGATGCGTTCGTCCGCAATTTGGGTCGTCTCGGCTACGATCTTTACCACTTCCGCTCTGATCTGTGCCCGTTCGGCCAGTTCGAAAAGCGCTGCCAAGGGGATTGGTTCCGGCTGCGGATGATTGGCCAGGTAGTCGGCGAATTCCAGCGCATCTTTGCGGGTCGGTGTGAGTTCGATCTCTTGCATTAGATTTCCTTTCAAAGACTCCGGTACAGATTTGCACAATAGGATTCAAACGCTTGAGGAGTGAGGCTTTCGATTTCCATCAGGACACGGGATGCGGTAGCGAGTTGGAGATTGTATCCAGTGCGCTTGACAGCTTCCCGCCATTTTGCCAACACGGTAGACAAATGAGGTATCATATTCGCTGGTTGCATCAGCAATTGCGTTGCCGTTACGGTCAAAGATGGCGAGGCACTTCGCTTCTGAGCATCGGCACTTGCGCCCTGACCCATGGCTGCGCTTGGCAGATGTGGAGATGCCAAGTTTTACGATTGCGCCATTTCTGCATTTCTTCCATCCGGTAAACGCTCCCTCGGTAGGGATGAACTGTATTTGCGCGAGAGCTATGGCCGGAATATCCTCGGCACCGCTCAGGTTGGCACCGCGCAGGTCGGCACCGCTCAGGTAGGCACCGTACAGGTCGGCACCGCGCAGGTCGGCACCGCTCAGGTTGGCACAGCTCAGGTCGGCACAGCTCAGGTAGGCACCGTACAGGTCGGCACCGCGCAGGTCGGCACCGCTCA